AAGAAAGTTATAGATGCATTCTATGACGGTAAAGACATGGACGGTAAAACCGTTAAATCAGTTGGAGACAAACTCGAAACAACTGGTATGGGTGCTCAAGTCGTTCTAAAGAGACAGGGTAATAAGTTTAGAATCTTTGGTATTATTGATAGTAGACGCGTCCAAGAGATTATCAGATACATCAAGAAGTCTTACCCTAAGAACACTATAATAGAAAGTGTAGAGGAAGGCAAACAAGTAGCATCATTCAATGATATTGCTGACATAGTTCTCAACAAAGTAAAACAGAGATTAGAAAAGGAGTGGAATAAGAATACCGAAAAAGGTTTAGGAATGCTAAACACTTTAGGTTCAATGGTTGGTTACAAAGCAACTGATAAGAAACAAGATAAAGGTAAATTATTCCTCAAGTTCGGTGACATGAACGAAGATGCAGCGGTAGATGGTGCAGAGTTAAAGGCAAAACAAGCAGGTGAACTTGAGAGAATCAAGAACAGACACGAAACTGAACTTGAAGCACTTACTGATAAGCACGAAAGAGAACAAGAACGTATCGACGGTCAGAAAGAAAAAGAGACTGCTGATAACGCAATCAAATCAAAACGTGATGCAGACAGAAAGAAAGCTGAAGCAGACGCAGACAAAAAAGAATCGTACCACATGAGTACGTTAAACAAATTGAGGAAGGAAAAATGAAAGGTACTGGTAACAAAAACGACAACGGCGTTCTAGAAATAGGGACTGATGAAATAGTAAGTTCTTACCAAGAAGACACCCCAGGCCAACAGGTAGAGAAATATCTATCTCAAATTGCACAGGTAAATGAAGAGAGACAGAAAAAACACTTCTCTACTAAGTATCCTAACCCTCTAAAAGGTTTCCCATACAACGAGTCTAAACTAGAAGAAAAAAATTGTGGTTGTGGAAAAACTCCATGCGAAACATATGGTGAGTCTTACGAAGAAGTTCAAGAAGCTGCACCAAAGATGAAAAAACTTTCTATCTATGGTTCAGAAGTATCAGGACTAAAACGAACTGATAAAGGTAAAGGAACGTCTACCTTACAATATTCGTCAATGTCTACTTACACTGCTAAACCAGTAGTGTTGAAAGGAAAATTAGCATTTAGAGTAGAAGATACACAAGGTGCATTTGAAACCCTTGACCTTCTAAGCTTTGCAAAGATGTACGGTTAAACGTGAAGACCTTTCATGAACTGGCTATACACGAGACAGTTGATAGTCTACAAGAGACTAACACTAATATAACCGACAATCCCTTTAGATTGGGTTCTATGATGTATTTTGAAGTCATCAAAGAGGCAAGGAAGAGACTTGCAGAAGGAAGATTCCGACTTACTGAAGTAGATAGACACATCATCGAGACTGATTTAGGTGAATTTGAAATCTATGAGGGTAACATGGTACCATTAGATTGTCCTATGATACTGGAAGAAGAAGAGAAAGAACCCGAACTAAACAAACCTAAAGTAGGTGGTTCGAAGAAGTATTACGTATATGTTAAAGACGGAGACAAGATTAAGAAGATATCTTGGGGTGATACTACAGGGTTAAAAGTCAAGTTAAAGAATGACAAAGCAAGAAAGAGTTTCGTTGCAAGACACCAATGCGACACTAAGAATGACAAGACTACAGCAGGTTATTGGGCTTGCAGACTACCACACTATGCAAAACAACTAGGTTTAAGTGGTGGTGGAGACTTTTTTTGGTAGTCTAAATATAGGTGTAGGAATTAAATTATGAACAAAGAATTATACCACTCTTTCAGAAAAGATGAAAGAAGTGCAGAAGTTTACAGGACTTCAAAGGGTTTCGAAGTAGAGTTATATGAACAGAATGGTTGGAGTGCAACAAGAAAGGTGCATCAGCATTCTGAAACATATGCAGAGAATGTGGCTGAAAACTGGGTAGAAAAGGTGTTTAACCTAGAACCCGAAGATAAGGGCTATTATGGATATAGAGAAAAATCAGACAACTACTATGAAGGACTCGATGACTAAACCCTATAGGGAAGAAGTCAGAGACCAACACGGTACTGGTATCAAGTATGTTATCAGAACCTTTGAGAACAGTGTATTAGATAATGAACTGGTATGGCATAGAGATAGAGACTCTAGAATAGTATCAGTATTGAACGGAAGTGGGTGGGAATTGCAACATGATGATGAACTACCTATACAATTAAACCAAGGAGAAGAGTATTATATCCCTAAAATGACCTATCACAGGTTAATAAAAGGCAAGGACAATCTTGTTGTTAGGATACGAATTACATAAATAAGACTATGAGTTATAAATCAGAAAACTGGAAGGAAAAACTAGACGAGGTTCGAAATTATATTGAACCACGCAAAGAAGGTTCAGTTGAAAAGACGGCTGAGGACGTTATTTCAGATGAGATAGACGCTTTAGTCGCACATCTTGAAGAAGACTTAGCAACCACGAGTACTTTATTAGACGAAGAAAAAGTACCATGTCCTCATTGTGATGGCAAAGGTTATCACATGAAAGAAAACACTCTACCCGAAGTACCAGTGGGAGATGAAGATGAAGATTCATTACCCGATGTACCAGTCATAGAAGAGACTTTCCAAAAGACTGTAGAAAAACTCACAGAAAAGAATATGTTAGGTAGACTTGCAAAATCTTTGCGTCTTAATGAAAAAGGCAAAGACCAATTGTTTGACTACTTCGAAAACGGAGATTTAAAACAATGAAATTTGAAGGATTAGGTAACGGTTTATCAGACTCTTTACTTGCAGCTGCTAACGCAATTGTATTAGAAAGTGGTGATTATAAGAAGTTTTTTCAAGCTGCACTAAAGAAGTTTGGAGTAACATCTCCAGCAGAACTTAAGGGTGACAAAGAGAAAGAATTCTATGATTACATCGATAAGAACTGGGACGGTAAAGACGAGAAGAAAGAAGCAAAGATAGAACAAGTCTTACCTACACCAATTGACGGTGTCGCAGAATCAGAAACATTTAACGAGAAGGCTGGAAAGTATGCAAAATACTCAGACCTTCTTATGCAAAAAGCAAGACTAGTTGCACAAGGCCCAGCTGCCACAAAAGAAGTTGGTGACATCAACAAGAAGATTGCATCCGAGATTAAGAAACTTGGTATCAAAGAAGACAAAGGATTTGAAAAAATTCTTATGGCTGTATTCGAAGGACAGATAGAAGAGGGGCCAAGAGATAAAGCCAAATCAAAGGTGGGAAAGTATAGAAAACCTAATTACGGACACGGAATGTCTGCAGCTCAAGCTGCTGGTGCTAGAAACCGTGGTGAAGAAACCGAAGTTGTCTCTGAGAAGGTTAAAAAATCAAAATTAAAAGTTAATTCAAAAGTCTTTAAAGACCTAGAAAAACTACAGAAGTCTGAAACAATTAATGACAAAGAAGTTGCAGCGATTATCGGTCAACTTAAGAAAGGTATCGAAGTCGAAAGTGATGATGGAGAACCAGTATACATTAGTAAGAAAGGTCTTGATACATGGGATAAAGTTTGGGGTAGAATGGATACATTCGTAAGAGACGAAATCTATTACATCCTTAAGAAACATGATGATGATGCAATGTCAGCAATCCTTGCACCATACGGAGCATAACATGACGTTATCTACTATGAATATCTTCCAAGAAGCAAAAGCAGTCCTAGACAAGGACGGTAAAGTAAATCCTTTAGGGCCTTACGGAAAACAAAAGCTTACAGGTAGAGAAATTTCTACTTACTTTAGACGAAATAAGATAACAGACCCCGAAATCAAGAAAGCAGTTGAAGTTGCACTTGACCTAGGTGGTGCGTTTGACATAGCAGGGAAAGAAATACAGAAGTTTTATGGTCGTGCAGTAAGAAATTCAAAAGAAGTTAAGAATGCACTTGTATATGCAAATGAGTCTAGTATACTAGACGGTGAGTCTCTTGATGAAGATTACAAAAAAGTAATCAAAATGTATCCAAGAGATAACGACTGGAAAAAACTCATCACAAAACACAAACGTGCGATTGACGATTTCAGAAAAAACAACAAGGATTTACCTTCTAAGGTAGAAGACGAATTACTAGGTTGGGCATCACAAACTGGTGAAGTCAGTGGTAAACACGATGCAGAAGATTTCATAATGTCAATCCTTGATGAAAGTACTATCTCAGAAGCAAAGAACTTAATGCCTGCAATTCAAAAGATTGTAGACGAGAAAGGTGCAGCCAAAGTTGGTGGTGTTATGGTTGATATGTTCACTGCAAGTGTTCTAACTCAAGCATACGGAAAAGTCAACGATTCAAACAAGAAGAAAATGGAATCATCAAACATCCAAACACTTGTTAAACTTGCACAAAGAGTTATGGGTATGAAAGAGTCACTTGATGAAGAAGTGATTGTTTATAAAGTTAAAGGTATACAGAAACCCGAAACAGAGAAATTCCAATCATCTGCAAAATTAATGAAGTTAAAAGTATCATTCAAGAAAAAAGGTAGTGATACACTAGTAACTATGACTGGTAATAAGAAACAGTTAAGAGACTTTGATTCAGTTGCAAGAGGCAAATCATCATATGGTGACCCATCTTCAGTACAACATTTCGACGAGAAGTAAATGAGTATCAAGGGTGATGCAAGATACAAACTCTTTAAGGAAAAACTTAAGAAATTAGGTTATGTAAAGGGAGAAGCAAAGAAGGTTTCTGCAGTAATGGAGAAGACTTCAGATTTTGCAATGATGTCGGACGGTGGCAATAAGAAAATTGCACGTGCAGTATCAAAAGCAAAATCAGAGAAAGAATTGCGTGCAATGATACAGAAAATCAGCATAATGGCTGGTGGTAAGTATTCAGAGGCACAAGAGGACGAAGTTATCGATAGAGCAATCGATGCTTTTAACTCAAAAGCAAAGGGTATGCAATTAAGACCCGATGCAAACATTCTTGTTCAGTTGTCTAAAATGATAGACACTAAACGAGATACAGAAGTTAGAACAGATGATATGAAGAAGTTGAAGGTGAAACACACCGATGCAGAGAAAGTTTATAAGGCATTAATGTCTGTTAAGCCTGCCTTGCGTGATAAATACTCACGACTTCTACAAAAAGATATAAAATCTTTTAAAAAGACTTTCGACGCAGTGTTGAAGGTTGCTAAATAAACGTATAAACGGAGAATAAAATGGCACTATGGGGACATACAAGCGGAACAGAGAGTAAACCAAATTGGTTATCTGCAGCCGACAAAACAAACACATCAGCAAAACCACACGGTTGGGAACTGAAGAAGATTGTAGGGAGTAGAACTTTGACTGAAGTCCTAGTGGCATGGTCAAGCTCTGCTTTAACAACTGCTTTGGGTGCTGCTGATATCACTGATATCGATTGGGTATCAACTGCACATGACGTGTCTGCTGGTTCAACACTATCTGTTAAAGTTATCTTTAACGAAGCAGTTGACGTAACAGGTACACCACAATTAACTGTAGTTAACGACCAAAGAGCAAACCACACATTATCATATGCAAGTGGAACAGGTTCTAATGAATTAACATTCAGTCTAGTAGTTGCTGCTGCATCAGCATCAATCGCTGCTGGTGACGTACTTTCAATCGGTGCTAACACAGTTGCATTGAATGGTGGAACAGTTAAAGACGCAGGTACTTCAACAGTAAGTACAATTACTTCAGTAGCAGGTATCGGTACAGCTGCTGGAACAATTACTGCAGTAGCATAAGAACATGAAACTTAAATTATTAGGTTCAGAGGCTGCGACTGTAGTTGGTTCCACAAACGGTTCCAACTTCGGTCTCAGTACAGCAGTCAGAGTGCATAACTCTGGCACGTCTGCATACTTGGTTTCAGTTGAAACGGCAGCTGCTTCATTAATCGGAACATTCACACTAGGTGGTGGTAAATCTGAAGTCATTCAGAAAGACCCTACAGATGAAGTATTTACGGCCAACGTCGAAGTACTTGGTGTTGGTGTTGCAATAACAGGATAAAATTATGAAAAAATTCAATGAATTTATGACAGAGTCAGCAGGACTTTCTTCATCACCCATCCCTCATGACATTGACGATGCTGAAGTAAAAGCAAAAATCAATGCAGTCTTAGGACATACAGCAAGTTCAGAATACATGAACCCTCAAGCTGCAGTCGAACAGATGAAGGCAAAACTTGCTCAAGTAGGACTTGCATGTGTCGAAACTGAGGCACAAGAGTTCAATGAAAGTGGTGAGTTTGACCTTTCTTTCTCAAGATATGGTGAGTCTTTCGGTAAGACAGTAGACACTCCACATGATGAGTTCGAAAAAGAAGAAAAAATTATTTCACTTAACGTGAGATATGAAAGACTAATGAACAACAGTTACAAAGTATACGGTTCTTTAGCATAAACACCTTTGGTTGCGTCTACTAAATACTAGTAGACCAACTAACTTTATAATACATTATGAGTCTCTTTGATAAACTAACAGCAAAAAACTTTTCAGCATTCGCACTGAAGCATTACGATGACCCACAATGTGAGGACATGGAAGACTTCCAAGAAGACTTACGCAGATTTAGATACCTCAAAAGACTACTCTTTAGATACCATGAAAGTGGTGAACTAAGGGAAAGACTACTCCTCAACCACCTTATTTGTCTATTCAATGTATTTGGATACGATGCATGTATGAGGATGTTGAACTTTAAAATCAAAGAAGACCGATACTGGTCTTCAATAAAAACACTCTTACTATACTTGGACTACATCACACAGGAATTCAGACCCGAATTACCTATCGATGATTTAATTGCCCAACGATTAAGAGACCTCTAAGCTCCCATAGCTCAGCTGGTAGAGCAACTGATTTGTAATCAGTAGGTCAACCGTTCGAATCGGTTTGGGAGCTCCACCTTTTAAATGATATAAATAGATATATGAGAATTATAGATACGCTAATAGTCTTTAGAATACTCAAGATGTTGACTACACCTTGGGAAAAAATGCAGGCATATAAATTTGGTTTCATTGATAAGAAAGGAACTAGGGTTAAAAAGATAGAAGTTGACGGTAAGATGGTCGACAATAACCCCGAAACGTCTGAAGAAAAATCTTCCCTAACACCATTACATCGACTAGTATTTAATCTAAAGAAAATAATAAACAAGGTACCATTTGGTAAATCTCAATTTGCATCATACGCTGTTGCATTACTCTTATTGAAAGAAGATAATGAGTTAGATGAAGAACAAATGGAAGAACTATGTGAAAAGTTCTATCGTCACCTAAAGGAATTAGGTAAGGTAGATGCAGAGGTTCTAGAAGAATCCATGTCAGTCGGTAAACTAGAGGTAGGTAAATACAACTTACGTAGAAGACTTGAATGGATAGATAAAGAATACGCTCACAAAACAGAAATCGTAATAGCTGAACATCATTCGAAAGTCTTCGGGATTGATGTGTATATCGGTTATATGAACGGAGTCAACGAGGACAGGGTATTGGTAACAGAAAATGACGTATATTAGTACACTATTTGATATGAACAAGAAGAAGGTTGAAGACAACCTTCAGACTGAAGATGCACCTATGAATGCCACAGGTGCAGCCGTTTCGACTGATGCAAATAGTATCGGTTTCAAGAAGAGAAATAAGAAGTATGAACCAAATGCTCTATTCACTCTCTTGAAAAGAAACATAGACAGGTAAATTATGGATAGATTTTTGAATTACCTCGCGGTAATTACGTCCCTAGGTATTGCAGCTATCGCTGCATACTTCTCAGTGTTAGGACTTGCAACTATATTTGCTGGTGCTTTCATGGGGATTGTAATCATGGCAGGTGCTTTAGAATTCGGTAAGGTTGTTACTGCAGCCTATCTACACCTTGCATGGGACAAGTTAAATTACATGAAGTACTACCTAGTATTTTCAGTGTTTGTCCTTATGTTAATCACATCATTGGGTATATTCGGTTACCTATCTAAAGCTCATTCAGAACAAACAGGGGATACTGCACAAGCACAATCTTTCGTCGATAGAATCGAGAGTCAGATTGCTAGGGAAGAGAACAAGATAACAACGTATCAAGAAAGGATACAGAGTCTTGGGGGTGCAAAGATAGATGTATCTACATCTATAGAACAACAGGAAACTATCAGAGATGGTGCATGGGATAGAGTTCAAGGTGATATTGACTATGCAAAGGGTCAAATTACCTCATTAAGAGGTCAATTAACGGCCTTAGACACCGCTGTGAACACTTTAAGAGATAAAGGGGTTCAGACTATTACTACCGATGATGGTGGGCTGTTTAGAGAGGCGGATGTAGAGAAGATTGACTATGTTGCACAAGCAAACACCTTATTTGACCAACAGAAGGGTCAGAGACTAGGAGTTAGTGAAGACATTGCAGAACAACAGAGTAACATAGACAACTACAGGTCACAAGCACAGGAGACTATTAACGCTGCTAACGTAGAGATTAAGAGACTACAACAGTCCTCTACTGGTGATGCAGATGTTATTGTTACTAAAACTGAAGAATTCAACTTGTTGATAGACGCATCTTATGATATAATAGATGAGTATAAAGACGAGATGTTCGAGAGTAAACAGATAATACTAACTCTTGAACGTGAAGTAGGGCCTATAAAGTATATTGCAGAGGTAATATACGGCCAAGAAGATTCTGTCAAGTACCTTGACAATGCCGTAAGGTGGGTGATTTACATGTTAATATTTGTATTCGACCCGCTGGCAATTCTACTACTAGTGACATCACTAGGGTTGATACAAGGTAAAGGTAAGACAAAAAAGTTGCGTGAAACCCAAAGAATTGTGTTACAGGTACCAAAAAAGAAGATGCAGAACCTTCAAAAAAACTAAATAAAGATATAAATTTATAATATATTTCTTAGGAGAAATCATGGCGGTAAACGACAAATATTTAGACCCACGTCTAAAGATAGAACAAATGATATATGACATTCGCGGAATGTTATTAGATATCGAACATACACTTGGTAACATACCACACGAAGCAGAAGCTCTTGAAGACTACAGTGTAGTATTCACAGAATCAACTGAAGGTGATTACATCCATCCCGAAACACCAACTCATCCATGCCCAGAAGGGTTCGGAGAAGATGCGTATTGGGATTGTATCTATCAGTGTTGGATGATGCCTAACGACATCGAAGAAGATGAGTATAACCTATCAACTAACATTGATACAGATGCTTGTTACGATGCAGTGGCAAACGAGTGGATGAGATGTGAAGAAGATGACTGGTCTAACGACTGGACAGCTTACATGGCACCTATCCATGAAATGGAAGAAGAAATGCAACATTCTTCTGAACCTATGACAACAGCCAGTGCAGAAGCACTTGGTTCAACAACTGGAGAACAACAATAATGGCAATCACAGCAGATATGACATTGGTCGAATTTAAGGCACATCTAGTGGCTGAAGCACCTTCAATGGGTGACACACCACCAGCAGATGGAACAGATGGTTACACAGAAGCAGTGGCTTCTTTTGATGCATCTACAGTCCTTCATACCGCAGAACTTGCAAGAGTTCAAGCGTTAATCGACGCTTAAATAGTCTAAAAACTACCTTGTAAAATAGCATACATTCATGTATAATGGATGTATGCTATGGTTAGAAAGAAAATATCTTTCGATGACTGTGGGTTCGTTAGAACTTGCAAAATGGAAGGGTGACACTACGTTGAATCACAGGTGCTTATACTGTGGTGATTCGCAGAAGAACAAACATAAAGCTCGTGGGTATCACTTTGTCATCGAACAAAGTTTTATATTTAAGTGTCACAACTGTGGTAAATCTACCTCAAGTGTGAACTTTATCAAAGACCATTTCCCAACCCTACATAAAGAGTACATTAAGGAATGGTTACAAGAGAGTGGCAAGAAACCAAAGAAGCACGCATCTAATCATAAGATGCCCAGTGCAAATGTTTTCAAGTTTACTCCAAATCAAGAATTACTAAATATGAAGAAAGTCGATTTGTCTGCAATTATGTTTCCCGCTAAGGAGAAACAAGTTGCACGTGAATACTTACAAGCACGTAAGGTTCCCGAAGATAAGATTGACCAATTATGGTTCGTAGAGTCAGCCCAAACACTTGCACTCCTAGACGTTAAGTATAGGGATAGAGTTCTTGGGAATGACCCACGAATCGTTATACCATTCTTTAGAGAGGATGGGGAACTGGTAGGAGTAAGTGGCAGAGCAATCAACAACTCACCACTAAGATACTTGACCATGAGGTTCCTAGATGATGTTCCACTCATCTATAACATACAAAATGTGGACAAAACAAAAACTATCTATGTCACCGAAGGCCCTATAGATAGTTTATTCCTACCCAATAGTGTTGCAGTCGGGGGTAGTGACTTTAAGAAAATAGACGATGGTATGAAGGAGAACGCAGTTATCATTTATGATAACGAACCACGTAATGGAGAAATACTCAAGAAACTAGAAGAGGTTATTGAGTTGGGATATCACGTTTGCATATGGGATGATAAACGCATTGCAGACTGTAAGGATATAAACGATATGATTATGAAAGGATTGACCCAAAGTGAAATAGTAGATATCATTGATACTTGTACATTTGAAGGACTTTCGGCAAAAATAAAATTAATGGAGTACAAGAAAATATGAATGCAGAGTTCAAAGTAGTTAAGTCTGATGGCACGAAATCAATAATAGACTTAGACAAGATTCATAGAATGGTAGAGAAAGCCTGTAAAGGAATCACAGGAGTAAGTGAGTCATCCGTAGAGATGAATAGTGGATTACAATTCTATGATGGAATTACCACAAAAGATATACAACAGATTTTAGTAAAAAGTGCAAGTGATTTGATATCACTAGAACATCCTAATTATCAATTCGTTGCAGCGAGATTACTATTGTTTGGTGTTCAGAAACAAGTGTTTAACACCAAATGGAAAGACTCAACAATCTATCCACCACTAGGTGACATCGTTCGAAGAAACATAGACCACGGTGTGTATGATAGCGACATCATTAATCATTACCACAAGGAAGAGATAGACCAGTGTAACAGGTTTATAAGACACCACAGAGATTTAGAATTTACTTATGCTGGTCTGCAACAGATAGTAGACAAGTATCTAGTACAAGACAGGTCATCCAACACATTATATGAGACACCACAGTTCATGTACATGTTGATTGCAATGACATTATTTAAAGAATACGGAGAGAATAGGTTAGACTATGTCAAAAGATATTACGATGCAGTATCCACATTCAAAATTAACATACCCACCCCAATTATGGCAGGGGTCAGAACACCACTTCGACAATTTGCAAGTTGTGTTCTCGTCGACAGTGATGACACCCTCGACTCAATCTTCTCCAGTGACATGGCAATCGGTAAGTACGTTGCTCAGAGAGCTGGAATTGGTATCAACGCTGGAAGAATTAGGGCAATTGGTAGTAAAATTAGAGGCGGTGAAGTCCAACATACTGGAGTCATACCATTTCTTAAAAAGTTTGAAGCAACCGTCCGAAGTTGTACCCAAAACGGAGTACGGGGCGGAAGTGCCACGGTACACTTTCCAATCTGGCATGCAGAAATCGAAGACATCTTGGTACTTAAAAACAATAAAGGGACAGAAGATAACAGAGTCCGAAAACTAGATTACAGTATTCAGTTATCAGAGTTGTTCTATAAGAGGTTCTTAAAGAACGAAGAGATTACACTATTCTCACCACATGATGTTAAGGGACTGTACGAAGCATTTGGTACACCCGAGTTTGATGCATTATATGAGAAGTATGAACGTGCAACCAGTATTCCTAAACAGAAGATTGGTGCAAGACAATTATTTACAAGTTTATTAAAAGAAAGAGCAGAGACTGGCCGTATTTACATTATGAATATAGACCATTGCAATTCGCATAGTAGTTTTATCGACAAGATTAACATGAGTAATCTATGCCAAGAGATAACATTACCCACCGACCCTATCAGTCATATCGATGGGGAAGGTGAGATTGCGTTATGCATTCTTTCTGCAATTAACGTAGGTACTATCAAGGACTTAGATGAACTTAGTAACCTATGTGACCTTGCAGTTAGAGGTTTAGAAGAACTAATAGACTATCAGAAGTATCCAGTGGTTGCAGCTGAGAGGTCAACCCTTGCAAGACGTTCACTAGGAATAGGATACATAGGACTTGCACATTTCCTTGCAAAGAATAAGGTTAAATACGATGACCCCGAAGCACATAGACTCGTCCATCAACTATCAGAAAGATTCCAGTACGAATTACTTAAAGCATCTAATCAGATTGCATCCGAGAAAGGTGCATGTGAATACTTCGACAAAACTAAGTATTCATTGGGTCTGTTACCTATCGACCACTACAAAAAAGAGGTTGACACGATAACCCCACACGTGTTACAATGTGATTGGGAAAAATTAAGAACATGCATTAAGGTACATGGACTAAGACACTCCACATTGACTGCACAGATGCCTTCAGAGTCCTCTAGCGTGGTCTCTAATGCAACGAATGGAGTTGAACCCCCAAGAGATTACCTTAGTGTCAAGAAAAGTAAAAAAGGAACCCTAAAACAGGTAGTTCCACAATATAGTATACTAAAGAATAGTTATACATTACTATGGGACATGCCGAGTAACGAAGGATATATCAAAGTACTTGCAGTGATGCAGAAGTTCTTTGACCAAGCGATTAGTGGTAACTGGTCATACAACCCCGAGAATTACGACAAGGGTGAAGTACCAATATCAGTAATGGCCCAAGACATGTTAAACACATATAAATATGGATGGAAAACATCTTACTACCAAAACACAATGGATGGAAAGGTAGAAGATGTAGTAGAAGATACACCACTCGCACAGAGTGACCCTTTTACAGAAAGTGAGGAAGACTGCGATGCCTGTGCCATTTGAAGAAAAGACTGTAGTATACACATGCCCCGATGATGAACAAAATGACAAACTTCTAACTGGAAGAACTAATCCCGAGACATGGGCCTTGATGAAAGATAGGTTCGTAGTTCTAAGAGATTTCATTCCCAAAGATGTCATTAACTTATCACTGGATTCATGGAAGACCATTGAACATAATGATGCATGGAACGAGGCAATATTTAAACGTGAAGTTGACATTACTCAGAATTCACCTAAAGATTCATTAAACAAATCTCAAGCAAACTACTGTACTCCAATGGCTGTTTCCCTACATAGATGGCTAAAGAATAAATTAGACAACGTGATTGATATGGGACTCAGAGAGACCTATTCATACACTAGGAAGTATGAGAGAGGTGCATACCTCAGAGCTCATACTGATAGACCATCTTGTGAGATATCTGTAACTATATGTTTAGATTATCAAACAGATGACAATGCACCATGGAAAATATGGGTACAAAATGATGGTAACTATGTTGATATGCGAGATATGGACGAGGTGTTCGAGATATCTCAAGGACTACCACACAGACAAAGACGAGGAATCCCGATAACACTAGAGCCGGGCGATGTATTATTATATCAAGGGCCAAATGTTATTCACTGGAGAGACTATCTAGTAGGTGAGTATTCGTATCATATGTTCATGCATTTCTTCAGTGAAGATAGTAAGTTACTAGATATAAATGAGATGCATACAGACATAGATAACCACTATGCCCTATCATGGGATGGCAGACCCCACAGATATGCCGATGAAAATGATGATGAGGTGGTAGGTAAAACCAAAGACTTGTTTAAAAAGTTTGGTGATGTCTATCATAATAAGATATCTGATAAAGCTCGTTTTGCAAATAACTATGACCAGTTTGAATTAGAGAAACCGCGGAAGAAAAGATGACAGTATTTAATAAAAAGAACGTAGACTTCACCAAGGAAGCAATGTTTTTCGGTGAGGAGTTGAACACCCAAAGATTCGACGTATTCAAGTATCCTATATTTGACAAACTAACACAAACCCAGTTAAGTTTCTTTTGGAGACCCGAAGAGATATCCTTGCAGAAAGATAGAGGTGATTACCAAAATCTATCCGATGCACAGAAACACATATTTACCTCTAACTTGAGGTATCAAACTTTACTCGACTCAGTTCAAGGTAGAGCTCCATCCATAGCATTTTTACCGTTTGTGAGCATACCCGAACTTGAGTCTTGTATTATTACATGGGACTTCATGGAGACTATTCATAGTCGTTCATACACCCATATCATCAAGAACATTTACCCTAACCCAAATGAGATATTTGACACCATCCTAGATGAACCAGCAATCGTTGCTCGTGCAGAACAGGTAACAGACAAGTACGATAAGTTCATTACACTAGGAAGACGTAGATTATTGGGTCTTAAAGTAGATGATTACGAGCTTAAGAAGGCATTGTACCTTGCACTGGTATCAGTTAACATCTTAGAAGGAGTACGATTCTTCGTATCCTTTGCATGTTCATTTGCATTCGGTGAGTTAAAACAGATGGAAGGGAGTGCAAAAATCATATCTCTTATTGCAAGAGATGAAGCACAACATCTTGCAATCACTCAACACATCATCAAGGCATATCAGAAACAAGAAGGTGATGAGATGATGACTAAAATTATGGCTGAGTGTGAAGACGAAGTGTATGAGATGTACAAAGATGCAGTCATACAAGAGAAGGAATGGGCAGAGTTCCTATTCAAAGATGGTTCAATGATTGGACTATCAACACAACTACTAGGAAACTATGTAGAGTACACAGCAAACAAGAGATTACGTGCCTTAGGACTACAACCACTGTACGATATCTCATCAACCAACAACCCATTACCGTGGACTAAACATTGGTTCAACAGTAGAGGATTGCAGAATGCTCCACAAGAGACAGAGATAGAGTCATACTTGATTGGTGGTATTAAACAAGACGTAGACGACAACACATTTGAAGGATTTGAACTATAATGGTAATGGAAGTAATGACAGCAACTAAAAAAGCATTGTTGGACAGGAGTGCAAAGCAATTTGGATGCACTGTTCATGAATATAATACTGTACCTCAATTGATACAGAAGATTGCATTGTGGCACCAAGATAGAAACCTCATTGAGGGTTCAACAGACAAAGACCAGTACATGAAACTCATACAGGAATGTGGTGAGTTATCCGATAACATCTGTAAGAACAAAGACATTGCAGACGACATTGGTGACATCATGGTAGTGTTAATTAACATTGCAGTTCGTAATGGTCTAAGTATAGAACATTGTCTAGAAGTAGCGTACCACGACATCAAAGACCGAAAAGGTAAGATGGTAGACGGTGTATTTATTAAGGAACTTTAAAATGATAGAGATATACGGAAAAACCAATTGTCCATTTTGTGACAAAGCAAAAGCATTATGTGTGAGAGAAGGATACACATATATGTACCACCAGTTAGATACTGATTTCACAAGAGAACAACTCTTCGAACAGTTTCCTACTGCGAGGACATTTCCTCAAATTAAAATTGACGGCGAGGCAATCGGTGGTTACACTGAACTAAACGCATGGCATAATGATGGTCTTGAGGCATATGGAGAATAAACAAGTACATGTATTTCTTAACATGCCACATAGTCAAACTGCTATGGACATGAGAATGGAACACATTGCCAGAACACTAAACAAAGACTTAAATGATATTAGAATTTACACGTGTGGTTCTGATTTCTTTAAGAAAGACATACCCGAAGGTAGAAGCCTTCCTTATGGGAGTATCGATGGTAAAATCAAATCCGACGATAACTTCTTTAAAGAGATAGTAGGAGAAAAACTTGAAGATTAGAATACATTGCACCGATTGTCAATCACAGTGCATGGTTGTACATGAAATGGACTCACACCAATATGGTATCGACCATTGCCCATTTTGTGGAGCTGATATGGATTTAGATTTATTAGAAGAGTTGGAAGACGACGACGATTAGGTGATATGAATATATTATGTAATAATGTGAAACTAAGAGATAAAGCAATTGAGTTTGCAAAGATGTTAGATATCCAAGATTCTAAGGTTACATTGAACATATTCAGATTACCACACCCCGACAAAAGACAGGGGTTCTTGGATTATCCATCCAAACATAGAGTATACACATACATGGAAATGTTCGTCAAGTATAATGACGAAAGGTACATAACATTGGCCCATGAAATGGTACACGTGAGACAAGCAATAACAGATGGTATAATAGACGAAAATGAGGCAGAAACATTGGCCTATAGAATGAACGATTTGCCTGAATAAGCCTTGACAATGCCCCTCAGCTAATGAGATAATACTACTTCACTGAGAGAAGAAAGGAACAAAGAAATGTCAAAACAACTACCCGAGAACTGGACAGACAAAGAGTTTCTAGAAGACGCTACATGGTTGACCCCACATGAACGTATCGAACAGGAAGAGTACGATGCACTTAAGATAGACAAGGATGCACCCATTGATATCGTTCTTTACCCTAACACTATGACATGGACGGTGGAATAATGACTTTCTATTATCGTATACATTGCATTCACACTAATCGTCCACTATGTTCAAAGGTCTTCACTACAGAGATGGCTGCACATGAGTATGCAGAGAAAGTACACATTCGGATTGCATTAAACCGTTCTATGATGGAAACAGATGAAGCTGTGGTCGTGCGATATTGATAAAGGCCTTGACAGCATGGCCTATTTAATGGTATACTATACGTATGGAAAATAAAGAAGAAAAGAAAGTAATGAGAATATTCGTCGATATGGACGGAGTACTTGCCGACTTCAACACTGGAGTTGAGGCATTAACAGGGACACCGTTCCCTAATACCGACCAAGGTCATAACGATTATGACGACAGGAAGGAAGAATTAACGAACAAGAGATTGTTCAGAATGTTACCACCTATGCCCGACATGTGGGATTTAGTTGGTTACATTAGACACACTAACCTACCGTGGGAAATACTCACTGCAGCTGGTGTTGTCAACAGAGAGTTAGTAGTTTGGGACAAACAAGAATGGATTAAGGAACATGTGAGTCCTACTGTTGTTGTTACATGTACCATGACAGGAAGTCAGAAAGGAATGTTTGCAATAGAGGGAAGTGTCTTGATTGATGATAGACAAAAGAACCTTGATGCATGGATAGAACATGGGGGCATCGGTATTTTACATACTAGTGCGGAAGATACAATCAACCAATTAAAAGCATTGAGAAATGGATAACGAATTGTAGCTCAACTGGATAGAGCAACTGCCTTCTAAGCAGTAGGTTAGAGGTTCAAGTCCTCTCAGTTCGACCACCTCAGCAAACACTAAATAAGAGTAAGGTATAATCCTTACTCTTTGGTATATATTATGAATAAAGAAATTATTGATTTAGGTGAACACGTTCTCTTACACAAGGGATTTTGTGACGATGCGTTTATTGAAGGTGTCATGGAAATCTACAAAAAGTGTGAAGACCGTGGATTAACATCCCCACGTCGAGATTACGATACATCTAAAATCACAAGCAAATCTGATGACGCAATCGGTGTCACTTCAGTACCCGCCTCATTCTTTGGTGGTCAAATAGGTCATCTTCTCGATATCATTGAGGGTGAAGATGGAGTTCTAGATAATTTCTTTGCAAAGTACCCAGTCGAAGACAACTACAGAGGTCTTATGGTGAGTGGTGCAAAGATTCAGAAGACACTACCACAACAAGGATATCACGTATGGCATTGTGAACATACCAACTGTCCTACATCAAACAAATCACTACTTGCATGGGCAATCTTCCTCAACGATGTTGAAGAGGGCGGTGAGTTAGAATTCTTATACCAATCATTACGAGTTAAACCAAAACGTGGAGACTTAGTTGTCTGGCCTGCTGGTTTCACTCATCTCCACAGAGGTAACCCACCTTTGAAAGGAGAGAAATACATTATAACAGGGTGGATAGATTATGCTTAGCAGAATTAAATTCTTCTTCAAGAAGTATCTTTGGAGAATATGGGAATGGATTAAACATCTGTTCAAATCAGAATATGAGATTACAATATACAGACAAGCTGAAAGTGGCAACATGTACAAGTCTCAATATGTATCAAGAAATATCTTGGTCAATAAACAAACTAGACTACAGTTCAAAGACCATGATACTGGAAAGATGGTAGACATACAGTCAGCCAAGGGTCTAGAATTTAAAATAGTGGAGAAATAGTATGCAAAACTTACTAATTGGTCTTCTCGTCGCTTCTTGCTTCTTTGGTTATACAATGTATAGTCAGAATCAAGTGTTATCTGCAAATGTAGTTAAATTAGAAGCAGCGGTAGAGGAACAGAAACGAACCATTTCAGCAATGAAAGAAGCCTTTGAAAAACAAGGTAAAGCATTGCAAAACATGAGTCGTAAGAATGCTTCCATCGAAGCAGAAAAGGCGGAGTATCTACAGATATTCCAAAGACATAATCTATCTGCTCTTGCAGTTGCAAAGCCAGGCATCATGTCAGGCAAAGTCAACAGAGCAACAGTCAGAGTATTTGAGGGTATAGAAGATGACACTAAGAACATTAGCAATCTTGACACTAGCACTAACAACGACTAGTTGTAGTATATTCAGTGGATTTGGTAGTAAACCAATTGAGGTGATATCTACACCTATCGAAATAGAAATCATGCAACCAGTATTACCTAGACCATTAGACTTAACTGCTCCTAATTGGTTCGTAGTATCAGAGGCTGCAGTAGACAACCTATGTGTTAGAACCCTATCATATGACCCTAAGAAGTTTGAAGAGAAAGACGGTATTAAGATAGAGAAACTAAAACGTCCTAAGAACTGTGCATTGACAGACAGAGACAATCCCGAGTGGCCAGTAGGATACTCACACCTTGACCTATTCATGGATGAAATGAAAGAGCGTAACGGTGGTGAGATTGTATTCGTTGCAACTACGATAGGTGACTATGAAGTCATGAGTGGTAACATGCAAGAAATCAAAAGATACATCAAGCAGTTAGGTGAGGTAGTGGTTTACTACAGAGAAGTAACAATCAAAAAACCAACTGGTGACGAGAAGGGTGCTGGAGTAGCAATTAAAACAAATGACTAAATTAATATTTGGAATCTTTGGACTACTCATAGTCCTACAAGCATTAACAGGATGGGATTTCTTATCTTTATTCCTAGTAGAAGTAAGCACACCAATAGGGTTCCTTGCATTCATAGGGTTGATACTACTGTATGGATATGAAGTAGAGACAGAAACGAAAGAGTAAGGACTTTTATATTATGAAATGGTTAAATAAATTTGTAGACTGGCTAGCAAAAGAAGAAGACATACCCAAAGAAGCAGAAATCATCGACGTAATGAAAGATGATGTTGACCCCAATGCCATAACAATTGAGAATGCATACAAGACTCGTTGGATTTGGTATCACACTATTCTTGCAATAGGTATTTTTCTTACTAACATTTTACTCATTGCAATTTTATTATTACTGGCGATTAAATTATGAAACCAAGTCAGATTAAACCAACACAGTATTCACCTGCTCAACATAGAGTGATGAATCTGTTTCCTACACCGTTCCTTAGAGGACAGTTAGGATTCCCCGAAAACCTATTGAAGAAAGATATCGACAAATTGATATCTTCTGTTAGTAAACGTGATGGTAAAGACAAGTTGTCAGATTACACATCATACTTTGACCAAGACATAAGAGACGCAACACACAAGTTACCATGGTTCACCGACTTTGCAAATATCATGAAAGATACTTACATAGAGTTTATCCGTACACAATTTAACAAAGACGTGAGTCATCTTAACAGGAGTGATATACATTTCTTTGCATGGATTAACAGATACGAGAGTGAACACCAGCATGACATTCATAATCATGTTGACTCATATATCAGTGGAACCTACTATGTCAATGACACTGATAGACCAATCAAGTTTTGGAATCCCAACATGGCAGCTCAATACGCACACAATGGTAGAGAGGACGTAGTCCAATTTGATGATTTACCCAATATGCAGTTCACAGGATGTGAAGGATTTCAATCAGACATGATGTTTGAACCATCGGCTGGTGATTTCCTACTTTGGCCGTCTTATGTAATGCACTCAGTACCACCATCGACTAGCGCAAGCAGCTCAACACGGTATTCCATATCATTTAATCTTAAACACACTGAACCCATGAACGATACAGAACATGGTGATGCATTCAGTTATGGGAATGTATTCAAATGATAGCAATATTGTATGAGTGGTGGCAGATATGGAAGCATGCTCTAGGTGCATTTGACGAAGAGGATGGTTATAATCCACAACACGAAAACAAGATAGCATTGATAAGAACTTTAATCGTAGGCATTAACGTCCTAGTCGGTATTCTTATCTCTATCAATATATTAAGGGACTGGTAATGAACAAAACATACGCGATTGATAAACTATATGCAATCAATCCAAAACTAGAACACACATACGAGAACAATGTTCTCACTATCCACAACTTCTTCGAGAATCCCGAGGACGTGTATGAGCATATCACCAGTAGACAGTATCCTATGTGGAAATACTCTACAGAACGTGACTCACCTAATGGAATTGTATACAACGATTGCCGTATCACAGACAAGATAGGACATCCTACTAGGGTTGGTGTCAATGAAAATGAGCGAATACTAGACCTTTGCAGACGATACTGGTGGAAAGGTGACTATGACTATCAACAGATACATGAGTTCAACTGTTTCCAAACCATATCAGAGTTTGACCCAAAGATGCAACACTATCCACACATTGATAGTGCATTCATCACACCCGACGACAAGTCTACATTGAACATGTTAGTATACATGGACAAGGAAGAGAGTGGTGGAACTGCTGTATATAAGGGTGAGTGGATAACCAACATGGAACATATGGGTGTACTATACGAGGTGGAGAAAGACTTCGAAATTGACTATATAATACCAGCAAAGTTCAATGAGTGTGTCATCTTTACAGGTAACAAACTACATGGTGCATGGATAGACGACTACAATAAATATTGTGAAGACAAGTGGAGATACTCATACGTGAGATTCTTCCATCCTAGAGAAAGAGGCAACAATGCCAATTCGTAAGTTAGCAGTTCCGAGTCAACTAGCCAAGGACTTCGAAGAAGAGAGAGATAAAAGTACAGATATGCTACTGGTTGCAGATAGCGTATTGACTAAAGATACATGTGATGTTATAATAGGTATTATGGATACAATACCCGAATCGGTAGTGTATCAGAAAGACAATGGTGAAATCTGTTCAGAGGTCAAGAGTGACATGGACAGGAGTTGGAAATACACACATCCACATACTAACCATAACGTTGTTGTATTAGAGCCAGGCACTCAACCGTTTGAACAAGTATTGGATTTGATAGAACCGTATCTTCCCAAGTCACGAGACTTCGGAGAGATAACCTATTGCAATATCATGAGATATCCATATGACTCTATGTTCCAATGGCACAAAGACGAAGCGGATGCTGGTGATACAGGAACAGCGATATTCTTATTGAATGATGAGTATCAAGGGGGTAGATTAAATGTCGAAGGACACACAATTTATCCAAGACGAGGCACTATGATTGCTTTCAACAATTCAACAGAACGTTGGCATAGTGTAGAACCCATATTCAGTGGAGACAGATATGTCTTTGCAATATGGTTTAAAAGGGTAGACGACGAGAAGGATGAGACCCATGAGCAACAAGCTTAGATGTAGTGAGTGTAACAAAGAATTAGATATGACAAAAATCAAATACCACACACCCACAAATCAAAAACCAATTCATGTCTTTTGTGATGCATATTGTAGTCACGATTGGTATGTTGTAAATAAACCAAGAACAAAGGAGAGAAATGCCGACAAAATTTAAACCAACCACGAGTGTCAAAGCTAGAGGTGCAACAATGTCAACAGTAACACATTACTATATGAAGAGTACGCCTCTGAAAGAGCTGATTGAGGAATATAACAAAATCTTAAACACGAAGGGCAAAGGTAAATTGAGGCAGAAAATCTCAAATGAGTTTGCAAGAAGAAGAAAGATAGGTATACCATATGCACATTTTGTTGAACCGAGTACAGAAGTAGATGCGAGTTAGTACCCCCAAAGGAAATCTCATAACACCATTCGGCCCACCAGTATGGATTGGTAAGTTAGACGATGCCATGATTGACCATGCAATAGACTGTATTGAGTCAAGACGTAACCAGTCTGAATTCGATATGAGTTCTAGACTTGCTGGACGAGTTGATGAACAACTCACTATCGAAGATATTGCATCCGAAGAACTAAAACTTCACATCATTGACCATGCATCCGAATGGGCCCAAGCAATTGGTATGGAGATATCATCAAATGACTTGATGATAGATGGATTATGGGTCAACCTACAAAAACAATTTGAATACAATCCAATACATGCACACAGTGGTATGTTCAGTTTTGTATTCTACACAAAGAACAATATGACAAGAGAACAAGCAATCGACAACAAGTTCGATACAAGCTCGAACAACCCGAAAACTCTTGCTGGTCATATTGAATTACATTATGGAGAGACCCAGTTCATGAACTGGACTTCCATGAATCATTACCCCGAGAAAGGAGATATAATTATCTTCCCATCGTGGTTAAACCACTCAGTATACCCATTCCATGACCCTAAAGGGGAAAGAGTGTCGGTTGCTGGTAATATGCGTTACAAAGAGTAACGAGGAGAACGATATGGGATTTTGGAATAAATTCACAGAGTTTCTAGGATTTGAGATTGTAAGAGCAAGAGACGACAAAGGTCGTTATATTGCAGACGACAAATCAACGCCTGATGTAGACGAATCTAAAAAGAAAGTCTACAAGAGCAGAAGTAAGAAAACTGCATACAAACCTAACACCAATGGTGGTGGAAGGAAAGGTAAGAAGAAGAAATCTTCTTATAAACCGTCTACCGATAATAACGGATAGACTAACTAGATAATATATTGGGGCTGTAGCTCAGTTGGGAGAGCGTCTGCCTTGCACGTAGAAGGTCGTAGGTTCGAACCCTATCAGCTCCACCAATTATTATTGTAACTTTTAAAAGGAGAAATATATGAAGAATATATTATTAGGATGTCTATTGGCATTCTCTTTCAACTCATATGCAGTTGAAGTAAATGGTACTATAGGGTACACATCTGATTACGTATGGAGAGGAGAATCTCAAGGTAATCAACCAGCATTTTCATTTGGGGCAGAAGTCACAACTGATACAGGATTCTATCTTGGTGCGTGGGAGTCAGACGTAGAGTTTGGTGATACCACAACAGAGACAGACTACTATGGTGGATATAGACTAGACGTTGCTGACAATGTCACAGCGGACTTAGGTTATATGAGATATACCTTTGATGGTTCTACAGAAACGTTTGAAGAAGTATATGGTATTGTGAAATATCATAACCTATCTGTAGCGTATTTTCAGAACATTGAGGACAACGACAACTATGGTGAAGTGAGATACGACTTATGGTTTGTACCTAACGTAGATGTCACTGTAATGTATGGAATGTACACAGTCGATGATACTTTTTGGATGGCAACCATCGGAAGAGCATTGAACGAGTCGTTCTATATCAAAGCAAAGATAGGCGTCTACAGAGACGCATTCGGTATGACTGGCAATCTGTTTGAAGGACAACTTGCTGACCATGTGTCGGTAGGACTAACCTACAACTGGTAGCACATACCACTGTTTGGGGTCAGTAAAACCCCATTTACCTATATAATATATGTGTCACATTCTTGGCACATAATCGTAACATATAATTAACATGAGTAAGTAGACGAAAGTCGAAGTCCAGTTAAGGAGAGTTATGATACAACAAGGAGATATAAATGCAATATTACGCATCAATGTCTGCCGAGTATCTTAGGACACAAGCAGACAGATTTCATCGTATGATGAAGAGTGGTAGACTACATAAAGTAGTTAAATTAATGGAAACAAATTAATAAAAGACACTTGACGAAACCCTTCGTATAGCCTATAATAGATTATATGAAGGGTTTTTTATGTCCCTAAATAAACACAACAACACAACATTATTATTATATTATTAGGAGTTATAAATGTTTGAATTGATTACAGTAAAGACCGAAGGTCTAGGCGTTACGTCTGAAGACGTTAACAGATTAAAGTTATCTTTGGATAGACAAAGAACGTTAGAGAATGACGGTATGACAGTTGCAAGGTTATCTTGTTATACAGATGATGCAACAGGATTAGACGCGGGTATCCGTGTTATCCCATTGATGAAAGACCCCGAAATTATTCATGATGAATGGTATCGTATTCTCTTATGGGATGGAGACATGAAAGGACTTAGAGAAGAGTCTAAATGCACATACGTAGATGCAAAAGTAGTTGCACGTAATATGTGTACCTCTATTGTCTATGAAGGATTGCCTAATGAAGGCAAAACAGATGACTGTAACTTCACCTTCACTCAAGAAGAAACAGATGCAATCAAGGCAAACAACACAAACTTCCTATACCAAGAACGTAACTGGATGGAAGAAGGTGATACACAATACTTCCCACACTTCCTAGGATGGGTACAAGGTGACGGTAAGTATATCGTTGACAACTTCCTTGCTGACAAAGCAGGCATCCAAGCAAAATACGGTACTAACGTACAACAATACATCGAAGACCAAATTGCATTAAACAATGGTATGATATTAAACACTCAAGCTGGTATGGTCGGTATGTACAATATCAACGATGAGTTTGCAAACCTAGAACTCAATCAGAAATGGGAAACCGTAGTAAGACCATCATTCACTGATAATGGTGAATGGAGAGGACAAGGTGGAGACGAGACAGCAAAGTTCATATCATTCGACCATGAATACCGTACCATCTCACAACAATGTAGTTTCCTATACCTAAAAGGTGATGATGCACCCATCTCGGATAGATATCTACAACTATGGGTTCTATAAGACAATCTGAAGACTACCATGTAGTCATTCCTAAGTTTTACACAGAGAAAGAATGCGATAGTATCTGTGACCTTATCACACAAAATCACGCCTCCTTAATATCAGAACATGGTATTGAGGAGTCGTCACATAGTCACAGTTTCTACACTGGACTCACAGGACTGCATTCAACCTACAACTGGATACCCATCATAGAAGATGAGTTAGGCATCAACCTACTCGAACGTCTCATGCATGAGATAGACACCAAAGACACAAAGAATATATTCATCAAGTCATGGTGCAATCTATGGAACAACGGAGAAGGGATAAAACATCATAGACACGCATCCCTTGAGTACGAGACGATTGGTAAGAATGAGTATGCGACTATTGAGAAACACAAGCAACACGAGGAAATGGCTAGAAATCACATGATTAGCGGTAATATATTCCTTAGTAAGAATGAACATAGAGAATACGGTACATGGTATCAGAACAAAGGATGGGTAGAAAACATAAGAGGTGACCTACATCTATTCTCACCATTGATTATTCATTCCGTAGACTCCAACACGAGACTCGAGCCCAGAATGTCTCAAGCATTCGACATTCATATAGACGGACACGTCACCGACACCTATCTAGAAGATATAGAGATATTCGGTAGAGGAGACGGATGGGACAATTTCATGCACGTCGAGGTAAACTCAGACGAGACGCGGTAATCACATTAGCACACTAAGTTGCACATAAAACCAACACCATGCAACACTAAGTTGCACATATATTAATATTCATAATCCATCTATTAGAATCCCTAGTATTCTGATACGAATGATATGACCTCTCAGAAGGTCTAAACATATAGGCATCATTCAACGCCCACTCATGACACCATACACGAGACCCCGAGCTACCATGAAACATCGTAGGGTCACCCATATGACTCAAAGGGACAAGTATAGTAAGAAGCTTACGACTACCCTTATCAGTATGAGGGGGATACAAGTCAGA